CCAAAGCGTGTTGTAACACCTACTGGTCGAAAGCGAGCTTCTTCAGCGGCTAATTGTGCCGCTTTAAGTTGAGCATCGGCTTGAATCTGTGCGGCTTTCTTTGCAGAACTACCACCAAGTAAGCCACCCAATAAGGATGCTCCACCACCGATTACGGCTGCTGAAATAGGCATATCAAACTCCAATCAAAATATCGTCCACTTTTGACGGATCTTTCTCGTCAGTGGCATGTACACAAAACCAAACACAATCTGTTAGCGCCTTAACTCCATGCGTTAAACCCGCTTTTATCTCTACACACGCTGGCGCTTCAATAACTTCTATCTCTTCACCCATCATCACTGCTACCTTACCTTTAGCCAATATCGACAAATGACTGAAGTCATGTACATGTTTCAGAATGGCTGAACCCGCAGTGAACTGCGCTTCTTTGGCATACAGACCATCACTGAAGTGATGAGTAATCATTTAAACTCCGCAATAGAGCCATATTTTCCAGACACAATGTCAGCAAAAATAGCACGACCATGTGCTTCACAATCGTTCTGACTAGCAGTAAATGGCAATATTTCATTACCAAACTGACTTGTTGTTATTTCGCAGTCAATCAAAGTCTGTGCAGCGTCTGCCCAACGAGGATTTAATAAAGATGTAAGTACTGCTTGCATTTTTGTCCTTTTAAGAAATACGAAGCCATAAAGATGCTTTGGTTGCATCGCTAGCCCTAGCAAATTCACCCATTAATCGCCATGTTCCAGCCGGAGAGGTTGTACTTCCACCATCAACCGCAGTGTTGTAATTGTAATAATTTACTGAAATTACAGAGCCATAAATTAAACCTGACCCTGCCGCTGTACTACCCGCACTAAGGGTTGCCGCATCACCATTTCGCACAAGAAAAGCATAAGTTCCTACCGCGCCCAACGAAGCACCGGCAGTAGCATTCAAAACTTGATCTGTAGTAATTGATGAAACAGTTGACGCTGTTGACGCTGTTGAAGCATTACCAGAAATTGCAATATTCCAAGTACCCGAAGCGCCAGAGCCTGTTTTGGTTGGAGCATCATCAGCAATCTGAGCGACAACATAGGCTGTAGTTGCTACTTGTGTAGTATTTGTATTAACAGAAGCTGTAGGTGCAGTAGGAGTTCCTGTAAAAGCCGGTGATGCCAGATCTGCTTTTAGATTGTCAGCAGTCGTTACAAATGCTGTTGTTGCCAATGCTGTGCTACTGTTTCCAGCGCTCTGTGTTGTTCCTGTAGTACCAGTAGGCAAAACAGGGCTACCAGTGAATGTAGGAGATGCTAGATCAGCCTTGGTTGCAATCGCAACAGAGATGTTGACAAACTCTGTGTTGATCTCAGTACCCTTGACGATCTTTAGTGGATCACCACTTGATAGAGCATCTTTGGTTGCAAAATTAGTACTTTGTGTATAGTTACTCATACTGTCTTCCCGTCTTTGAATTGAATTTCGATACGCTGAATTGATAGCGCAGAACCATTGATGTCTGCCTCATAACCAGTTTGAACAATTTTTCCAGCACCAGAAGCAGAAGCACTCAATGTTTGTAAAGCCACACCATCAGCATATTGGGCAACTACAGTAGCGTTTGCACCATACTCAGCAATACCATATTCAGCCACACCTTGAGTTGGAATCTGTACATTGGTTGACAAATAATTTGCAATAAAATCAAAACCCCATTTCATTGTTACAAACTGATTTGTTCCACCAATTACGATAACCTTTAATCTCTTTAGTAAAGAAGTAACACCCGCAGTACCTAAGTCTGCATGATTTGTGTAATACAGAATCCTGTATGAAGATGTGTTGTCTTGTGCGCCTGTGTACTTTGCAACATAACCTGTTTTGCCAATCAGAACATCGCCATTGCGTCTAGACAATAAAGCAGTTGGCTCAATTGAATCCCATTTTGTTACCCTGAATGATCCATCTTGCAATTGACCTCGTGTGTCAAAGCAATATACCTCTTTAGAAAAAGGCATAGTAATAAGGTAAAACGCTTCAGTCTCTGAGTAAACAGATTTGATATTTGCCAAAGTTTCAGCAGCAACAATGCCCATGAAATCACTACGAACATTCTTTGATATGTCGCCAATAGGTACAGACTTCTCAATGATTGTTCGGGCAAATGATCTTAGACCTGAGTTTGATAAGAAAATAACATCTTTACCAGTGCTTTGAATCGAGTCTCTAGCGATACATCCTATGCTTGCTACAGTATCTGACAAGGTAATTGAAGCGGGAGTTGTAGCACCCGCATAAACAAGAATCTGTCTTTGACCAAAGATAATTAAGAAATTATTGTGTGCCGCTAAACCACTGATGTTGTCAGCACCATTAGGCCAAACCAAGTTGGTATTGAGTGAGCCAGCAGTCCCAGTTGACCAAATATGACCCGCAAGCAAATCAGAGAAAAACACAGTAGTGTTATCGCTAGTTGTATCAGCAACCCACAAGCGTCCATAAGCTGACAAAACGATGTTTCCTGCGGGAACTGTCCCTACATAACCACTCTTCTCGCTAACTCTACGATATGTTGTAGTGCTAACAGCGGGGTCGAATATCAGTGGATCATGTCCGACTTGGAAGAAGTAAGTGATCCCATTAAGAGAGGCACATTGCCAATTGCTTGCAGTAATCGTTGGTGCAGTACCACCGCCACCATAAGTTAACTCAGTCAGCGCATTAGAAGTGCCAAGTTTGAACAGCTTGTTATTTCCGGCAAGCAAAACAGTTAACGAACCATCTGTCTGAACCAACTCGTGAAGCACACCAACAGGATTAGACCCTAAGTTGCCAGTAGATGAATTAAGCGCACTCCATCCCTTGCGTGAACCAATGCGTCCATATTGGTCAATCACACAGTTAGTTGCAACCAAAGCAAACCCTGCCGCTAAATCAAGCGGAGAGTCTTGCGTATTCAGCCCATAGAATCCTGGTGCTGAAATGCTTGCTGTTTGGAGTACTTGACTCATATTGCTAAGAACTCCTGATTTTCAGGATAGCGAGTGCTTTCTAGGGCAATCTGGTCTGCCAACATACCCCTATAAAGTTGATATGCCTCAGACGAGTTCAAACCACCATCCTCACCACGCTCAACCAAAGCTCTTGCATAAGCGTTCTGGACAACCAAAGAGTCAGGAACAAGCACTACAGTGCCATCAGAGGCCAATGGTGCTTGAGGTACTGTCACAGAAAACGGAATGTTGTAGACACCATCAGGACGAGGATACAGAACTACTTTTGTATCACCACTGGCATCAACGCCATCAAATGCGTAATACTGAGGAATACCACTTATTGACGGAACAAGGTTCTGAAACCTATTCATCTCAACAAAACTGATATTTTGCAATCCAACATTAGCAGTAGTATTCAAAGCATCTTGTACTTGAAATTTCTGACCCGCACCAGTCATGGAATAGATATATGTGCCACCAACAGTGGTAATAGTTATTGTTTGACCTAACACATTCCAACTAAACGAATCTTCAATCTGTCGTTTGGCATCGTTAACAAACAAACCAATTAGAGTCGAATAGGTCGTTTCATTGTTAGACGCAACTTGGGTTTCACGCAAGCGAATCAACACATTGTTAATCAGTTGTAAATAGGTCATATTCTTTGCGCTCCATCAACCTCAAAGGTTGCTATAAAACTGAATGTGCTTCCCGATTCAGTCGTAATTTGAATCTTATCGCCTTCTTCTAAAACAATATACGCAGCACCATCAAACTGAAGATAGTTCTTTGAAGTAAAGTTGTAAGCAGTAAGAATATCTAGTGTTGTTGCACTGCTTGCGTCATACCATTGCACAGTTATGTGTTTAGTAGAGCCACCTGTGTTATGTATGTACATCACAGTAAACTTGGCGTAGTAACCCGTTGGTACTGTATAAACAGTAGTCAATGTTGCCGCAGTAGGGCTAACTCCAACGCTTATTGGTCTCACTTCTTATTCCTCTTAGAGATCGCCTTGGCTTTAGCCTTTGCGTCTGCTTTAGACGATGCGCCCCAAGCATTAAGAGAAAGAAGAAGTCGGGTAGGCTTTCCATCTTTCATCTCAGCTCCGGACATATTGCCCATTCGTGCTAAAAAGGATGCCCTACGAGGGTTATCTCCCGACTTTACTGGAGGCTTTAAATTGCCACCAGTTTCTGCATTATAAGATGCTCTACCCTTGGCATTCAAGCCCCCCTTGGCATTTTTTCCAGCTTTTGTTTGCCAAGTAGAAGATTTCATTTTTTCTTCGCAGTCTTAGCCGCAGCCTTAAAAGCCGCCTCAGTAGGAGCGCCTTTAGAACCGACTTTACGCATCTTTTCCTTAGAACCGGCTTTGATACGTTCTTGTTTGGCATTGATATTGGCATAAAGACCTTGTTTCATTTGCCACGACCTGATTTCTTCATCATGTTAGTAGCAGTGCGGCTACCACGGGTAGGTAAAGACTTAGGCTTACCAATAGCAACCATAATGGTTACAGGCATACCTTTAGGCTTTTTAGGCATCTTAGAGCTAGTCATATTGGTTTTTCCGTACATAATTTCACCTCATTACTTTAGTTGCAACAAAAGAAATAAAACCACCAACAATGGAGGCAATAGCCATTCCTACAAAGAATCCACCTTTAGACTTATTAGCCATCTCTAAAAGGGTCTTAATATCTTGCCGAAGTGCATGAACTTCATTCTGTAAAGCCTCAACTTGGGCTTCTAGCTTGCCAAATTCGCGTGGATCAATTTCAGACATTTGCGACTTTCTTTGGACGACCAGCCTTCTTAATAGGCTGTGGTTGAGACAATATTACAGGCTTTTCAAAGGACTCTTTTACCACTTCATCAATTCTGACATATCCGGCATGACCTTTCATGCTGTCAATATCGTGTTGATGGATGAAAGTTACGGTTTGACCGCTTACTAAACAACGAAATGTAGCCATAAAAATCCTTTAAAAAGGGGGGTATTAGCCCCCTTTTATTACACTGCCCGAGCGATAACTAAGTTCAATGTAGTAGCCGCCAAGTCCACAGAACCTGCTGTGGGATTATAGGTAACGATAGTCACCACATTAGCGGCTGAAACGTAGGCTCGGCGAACCAAACCTGCTTCAGAAACGCCAATAGACATACCGATAACCATATCACCCAAAGCAACGCCTGGTACTGCCACTGTATCTGTAGCGGTAGCAGTAGTAGCTACTGATGCGCTATCCAGAGTACAAGAAACATCCCAAGTGTCTGTAAAAAGACCACGGAACTGATCGTTACCTCTGCGGGAAACGACTGCTGTTGCTGCTGCCATAATAAATCTCCTAATTAAGTTAAAAAAGTCCCCCCACCACGAAGGCAGGGGGCGCAACTGCAATTAGGCTGGTACTGCCAGAGCAAAAGCTCCAGAAGCGTTAGCGGCAGAGCTAGTAGCATTTGTACGCAGAGCTTTCACGCCATAAATGGTGTCAGCAGTAAACAATGTACCAAGGTACTCTTGTTTGTACTGAGTCTGTGAACGAATACCAATTTGCTCAACCAACACCATAGCGTCTTTATGACCCATCAAGCAGATACGGTCAGTACCAGAAGTACCAGCGCCAGTATCAGCATTAGATGAGGCAAAAACAGCCATGCCGTAGAGTTGACCAATTTCACCGTTGCGGATTGCATCACCGTTGCCGACGAATGCTTGCTCAGTGTAACGAGCCAAACCCATTAGCGTATTGCGGCTTGAGGGTGGGATCAGGAAGAAACGGCCATCCATAGGAATGTCGTTGTCGTCCAAACGCTGAATGGTGCGACGAATAGCGGCATCAGTCAAGGAAGCGGCATTGGAAGTAGAACTGTTATAAGCAGTAGTACCGTCAGAGCCAACATAAGCCTTGGTTGTAGATGTGGCAGTTGCATAGTCGTCAGTACCGACTGTAGCGCCATTGAATGCACGACCCAATTGAACCAAGTCAGTGTCGATACGGCGAGCCAAAGCATAACCAGCGTCTTCTGTGTAGAAAGAACGCAGTGATGTCAGGGCTTGAACTTCAACAATATCTTCGATCAAACGGCTGTATTCATAGTGCTTGTTAATCAAGACTTGAATGTTGGTGTCGCTCTCTGCAATCAGAGTAACGGCATCGGTAGCGGCTTTAGCAGAAGCAGAGCCACGAGCGGGACTAGGGATGTTAACGGTGTCACCCTTTTTGCCTTTGAAAGACATCTTCTTGACCAAATTGGCCAAAACGAGGTTCTTTTTATAGGCGGCAACAATTTCATCACTCCAAATTTCTGGAATGAAGTTAGCTGCGGATGTAGTGGTTACACTGTTTGTTGGGGAAAATGCTGTATTAGCCATGATTTAAAACTCCAAAAGTTAAATTATCGAACACGCCCTTCAGAGTACGCCTGCATGATTTCATCACTCAGTGTTTCATACCTTGACGGGTCTGTCATCTTGAGACGAATAAGGTCGGCTCTTCTGTAAACTCGTTTAGAACTCTCTCCAGAGCCACCAACATCAACTTGTGCGGCTTTCATGCTCTTTGTCCGTTGGGCATTACCCGCTTGCTCAGACTCTTTAGCCTTAATACCACGAAGCTGTTTGAAGGTAGACAACAACTCATTTGCGGAATCATAGTCAAATTCACCATCTGCTTTTGCGTAGAGTCCCAACCTAATAGGTGATGATTTCACCCAATTTTGGAACTCAGAATCATTAACTACTTGTGAGTAGTCAGGGTGATCTTGCACTAACTTCTGCTGAATCTGCATCCTTTTGAACTCTTGACCAGCTTGTCTGGCCGCAAGAACGTCTGGATGTCTATCAATTGTCGCTTGAACTGCTTTTTGAGGGTTCTCAAAGAAGTCAACTTCAGGTTCTTCCTCTTTTATATGCTGTTGTTTAGAATCGAGGTTCTGCTTTAGTAACTCGTCAGCCAATTTACGGACTTCACCGACCTCTTGGGCCTGTTTGCCAATGAGCTTTTCAGCCTCTTGGTGCATCCGTACTACCTCTTCTAGACTTTTAGCCCTGTATTTCTCAGGAAGTTCAGATTTAGCTTCTTCTATTTCGAGTTCGCCTAGCGGCTCTGATTCGTTGTCAATTAACATATTTATGTTCCTGCCAAAATGGTTGTAGGATAATCAACTCGGCTTATCGCTTATGAGTTGGCTTTGCGCTCGGCATTCAATTTGTCGATGTGTTTGCGCTCAAATCGCCCATAAGAGGACGGAAAGTGCCCAGACCAACCTTCAAGATTGAATTTCGGTGCGCTTGTTATGCGATGAGCAAGCTCTCCGCACATGCACTGAACCTCGGTAGTCTCATAAACCACCAAAGATTCAGTACGTTGTCCACAATTGCAGACAAATTCATACATTCTTTTCATTCAAATCCTCGTATGCTCGTTCGCTGACACTTTTAAGTGTTTTTAGCCAAGTCAGGATAGAAATCTCGCCTTTGCGAAATTGTAAACTTTTTTCGTCTGTAATGGTAGATACATTATTCATTGCTTCTAACATTAATTCAATATCTTCCATAAGATCTAACCATCCCTGTTGGGAGAATAGGTCAAATCTCGCCTCGTAATACTTTTGCAGATTTTGGTCAAGCGCCATAAGATTTCCCCAAATACTGATGAAGTCTAAGCAATGTTTCCATATTATCTTTAACCAGACCTAAAGCCCTGTTGCAACTTCCACAAAGCAAACCACGAACTGCGCCAGTCATGTGATTATGATCTACATTCAATTTTTTACTTAATTCATTTTGATGAGTATTACAGCCTAAACAACAAAATTGTTGATTCTCTAGCATTTTTTCATAATCATCATTTGTGATCCCATACTCTATTAGAAGTTTGCGATTTCTCATTTTTGCCTTTGTTTCAGGCTTGTTTCTATATTTTTCCCTTGCCAATTTACAAGAAGGATGATTCTTTGTTCTTTCTTTGCAAATTTCTTTATTATTTTCATAATAAGTTTTGGCATATTGTTGACGTTTTTGTTTTTGTAGTTCTGGAGTCATTATTGGTTATTAGGTAGTTGTTCAATGATACTTTTCAAAGTAGCCACATCAGTCGCATTTTCAATAGAAACTTGAATGTCAGCATACTTATTCCGGATGACTGCTCGGGCGGTTTCAGCGGCTACAGCTTCGCTTGGGATAGTAGCTTTGATGTCCAACGGAGCAAACTCAGCAGAACGGGCAATCCTCCGCGCATCATGTGTAATGTTTTTGGCTTTGGTCAGGTCGATTACGATGCCCATGTCCATGCTCCTCTAAAAGTACGATCTGACGGAATATCTGCTACATCCACGATGGCATACTCAGCGCCTTCGGGAATGTCTTTCATACAGGCTTCAATGGTACTAGTTGGGACGATGACTGCCACGCCGCCGTCTGGTGTTTTGTAGATAATTCTTTGGGTCATTTTGTTTGCTCCTACTTAACGGAATACAGCCACCGAAACAGATGAATTGTCGTCCCTTGTAGCCGCACTAAAAATAAATGTACCTACATAAACATTAGAGGTAGTTAAGCTTTGATGACAAATATTTCCAGTTTCGCTTGCATCAGATCTATCCGAACCAAGAGCAACAGCATAATTAACATCTGGCATAGCAGTTGTAAAATTAACCAAATAGTCACCAGTACCGACATCCGTAATACTCGACACATTCCCACTTCCGCGAATTGCCACAACACCCGTGCCATTAAAGTTTACCCATGCGCGACAAGCATAAGCCGTAGCAACAGAGCCATAGCCTGAATTAAATTGCAAGTTTGCGCTTGAATCAATCCTAGCGGCCTCTACACCACCTTCAGCAAAAGCAATGGTGTCAGCCGCAGGGAAGAAGATACCCGTGTTAGTGTCACCAGTTGTAGTAATAGCCGGAAGTGCTGCTGTTCCCGCTACAAAAGCCACCCTTTGACTATCATCAACAGTTACAGCCGTTGTTCCATTGGTTTGTAATTGCAATATCCCGCTGGTATCAGCAGTGCTGACCAAGCCGGTTGTATTGTTTGCATTGATTGTGGAAGCCATTATGTGTTTTCCTCTGCGGGGAGTGGTGTGTTTCCGGCCTCAACCCACTTTAAGTATTCTTCAGCAGTGACCAAACAAGATTCTTGACGACCATCAGACCAATCTCGTCTCACAACATCAACTTCTTGAAACGGGCTTCTTACAGTTAATTTCCAAATTGGTTCGCTCATAGCTCACATCCTGTTAAATATAAGTTCCAAGTTCCTTGACCTGCTCCAGAACCACCAGCGCCTGCCGTGCCTCCAGTAATTGTTCCACCAACTCTTGTTGCTCCAGTAGAAGAGCCGCTAAATGTCAACGATGTAACTGTATAGGCATTGTTTGATGCAAAAAGTAAAAAAGTGCCTGTTGCTGAAATCCCTGTTGGTGGGACTCTAGTTTGAACTGGATGCGGTAGTACATAAGCTGTACTTGTAGATGTGTTATTAAATGCAGAACAAAAATCTTGGTTTCCAGATGTCCCACTCCACGCTGGCAGATAGCGTTGGCAAAGCGCCAATTCTTGACCATAAGAACGATAGTCAAAGCTAGTTGCTGTTGAGCCTTTTTCAAGCTGTACGCCTGTGATGTAAAAGGTTGCTCCGCTTGTGCCGACTACGGATGTTGCTCCTGTGGCTGAACGAAAGTCTGAACCAGCCCATGCACCAGCAGTACCACTAAAGGTTGAACCAACACCAAGACCAAACCAAATAAGCAATCCAATACCATTAGTTGCTCCTACCCAAGTTCCTGAAGTATCACCAGTAATTGTTATTGTTTCGTATTCCCAAGTATTTGCGGCAGAAATTGTAAATGAAAACGGATAAGACCTTGTTTGGGCTGAATTTTGTAATGCACCACCAAAAGTACCAGTTAAAGAACTGCGAACCCAAAAACTTAGGGTGACTGTTTTAGCTGTGCTTTTACCAAAATCAAGGTCAGCAGTATTAAAACCTTCTATTTTTTGTACAATGTTAAATACTTCAGAAGCGCCTACTGTATATGCAGATAAAGAAGTTACTCCTAAATAGTTAGTAAACTCTGCTGGTGGGGTTACTGAACCAGCATTTTGTTGAACGCTAAATTTACTTGCTTGAGAAGCAATAGCTTGATACCTATCTAATGTATATGAACCGCTAACAGGAGTGACACTAGCACCAGCATTACGCTGGTCAATGACCATTGCCCCATTGATGATGCGATTTCTAAAGGCCGGAGTGTTTGCATCTAAGATTGCTACACCAGTATTTGCACCAAAATTAACAGTGTTTGTACCCGCCACCGCTGGCTCTTGTAGCGTAATGCTTCCGCTTGTTGATCCTAGTAAAACAACGCTCATGTCAATCCTTTATGAAACTACCCAGCGCGATCCCGCACCGACAGTAACGACTGCACCACCCGACACTGTGATCGGGCCGACTGATGCACCCGCAAATCCAGATGCAATCGTGTAGCTTGTTGATACTGTTTGACTGTTCACCACAATGCCGTTACTTGCCACTGGAACTCTTGCTTGAAGCTCACCAGTAGAGGGCTTGTAAAGCAAGTAAGTGTTACCCGTGTAAATCGTTGTTGGCGTACCGCTAGTAGCATTAGCAAACAATGGATACAGATTGGTTGTCGTGCTTGTGTCGTTTGCGACTGTAGCGCCTGACACCACAGTAGCCCATGAACTATTAGTTCCATCCGTAGTCAGATATTTACCTGAATTGGCAGTTTGGCTAGGGGCTAAAGCATTGAATCCAGTGGTAGCAGTAGTCTGTCCAGTGCCACCATTTGCGATAGCAACAACGCCCGTGACATTGGCGGAAGTGCCTGTAGTGTTCTGATTCAATGTCGGTACATCAGCCACTTGAATTGTGTTCATCACAACATTCGTACCATTACCACGCAAATATGAACCACTAGTAACAGCACCCGCAAAGGCATTGATAGCCAATTGAGCTGTAGTCTGTCCTGATCCACCATTGGCAATAGCAACTACACCAGTAACATTAGCGGCAGTACCAGTTGTGTTCTGATTCCAAGTTGGAACAGTCCCCGTCAAACCACTGTAATCAACATTGGTTGCAGTAGCAGCGTTACCAGTGGTGTTCTGATTCAACGTAGGAATATCAGCGGCAACAATAGCCCTGAATGTTGGAACTCCCGCTGAACCATTAGGTGCGGCTAAGACATAGTTTGCAGTCTTGGAAGCGTATGGGTTAAGTGTGTCTCCGTATGCTGTATCAAGGCTAATTGCCGGAGTTGTGCCACCACTAGAGACAACAGGAGAAGTGCCTGTGACAGAAGTTACTGATCCACTTGCCGGTGTTGACCAAGTAGGCGCAGTACCCGCACCAGCAGATGTTAAGACTTGACCTGCTGTTCCGGCAGATGATCCACCCATTGACAAAGAACCATACAAGCGCGTATTTGTTGTATTTGAATTACCAAATGTAGCTTCATTTGTAGCTGTTGCAGATGATGGCTCGGAGTCGTAGCCAATAACAGTTAAGTTGCTACCACTTGTAATAGTAGAACCTGCTCCATAACCAACAGTAGTATTTTTAGATCCTGAATCATTAGAAGAAACATATCCTAAAGAAACATTGCCACCCGCTATAACAGCCGGTGAAGTAAAAATACAAGTCTCTCCAGTTACGTTTGCATCAAAATATGGGTTATTGTTTGGATTGCTAACTGTAAGATACCATCCTGGTACTGATGAATCATAAGTTCTAGCAGTAGCTACTCCATAATATAAAGTAGTTCCATTTTTTTCAACATAAATATCATCGCCTATTTGAATTGTATTAGTTACAAGATTTGTCCACGGTGTACCACCAATATACCAATAAATAAAAGAATTTGGTATGTTATATCCAAAACGAATTAAACTAAAAGTATTTGGCCCCCATCCAGACTTATTTACTGGAGCATTATCTCCAGTAAATCCATATACTAAACCATTATTGGTAGGTGTGGCAGTAGGCACTACTTCCCAAGATGTGTTTGTTCCGTTTGTCTTTAAATACTTACCTGAATTACTCGTCTGTGAAGGTGCAAGTGCATTGAATGCGGCATTGGCAGTTGATTGACCAGTACCGCCATCAGCAATAGCCAAGTCAGTGATTCCAGTAATTGAGCCGCCAGTGATAGACACACTACTTGCGGCTTGAGTAGACATCGTACCCAAGCCACTGATGTCAGTGTTTGCCAGAGTTACTGCGCCTGTTCTACCCGCAACAGAAGTAACCAAGTTTGTCTGGTCAATCTTTTGCCATGCAGTGCCGTTGTAAATTGCCCAATCGCCAATTTGCCAATCAGTAACTCCATTTAGATTGGTAGATCCGGCAGTAGCAACAACATAGTAATAACCATTTACACCAACGCTAGAAGCAAGAGTTGGTGTATTGGTCGTTGCGTTCCATGTGCCTTGATAGTCCAAGCCACCTACAATTTCCGCCCACGAAACTATTGTGCCATTGGTGGTTAAAAACTTACCGGCATTGCCTGTCTGACTTGGAATCAGGTTGTTAATCTGAGTCTGTAGGCTTGCCAAAGCATCAATGACTGTTTGGCTAGTACCACCGCCATTGGCAATGATCTTGATCTTTTCTGCTACATCAGGGGCTACAACTTCACCAACATTGATGATTCGACCGCTAGACAGGCTAATAACCAAGCTACCATCAAAATCAATATGTGCGTCAGTGACGGAAACACCATCGTCTCCATCACGACCGTCTCTACCATTGAGGCCATCAGCACCACGAGGGCCAGTAGCACCGTCAGCGCCTGATCGACCATCTCTACCGGCCTTACCATCCGCACCATTGCGGCCATCTTTACCATCTTTGATGGAGGCGACACGCTTTTCAATGGCTTTGCCTGTCTCATCGTAGCGAGCCTTAATATCGGCTTCTAACTTCTTTAAAGCCTGTACTACTACTTGTACATTCTCGCCAATGCGTTGCTTTTGGACATCTTTTGCTTGCGTAACAGAAGCTCGAATAGAGTCAAGAACAGCGTTCTGCTGCTCTGCTGTCATGTTTTTAAGAATTAGCTGTTTAGCAAGGCTTTCAACGTCCATTGTTCAACTCCTTAGTCAACTGGTCTAGGAAGTCTTCCTCCATACCAGCGACTTTGTTGTTTTTCTCAGCCATTTGCAATTCAACAATCTTAGACTTGTTCTTAATATCAGCTTCTTTAAGCATCAATTCAGCAATCTTAACCCGTTTATCAAACGCTTTTTCTTCGTTGTTATCAGGTAGATTCTTGGTCATTGCCGCCATTGTCTTGGCTTGAGATTCTTGAGGCAACAATTGTGTTTCAGTCAACAACTTCTGAGCTTCAGCACGATTCTGTTCTGCTTGTGTAGTCTGCACAGCAATCTGAGCCTGTGCCGCTTGCAAGGCCAATTGTTGCTGAACTTGTTGCATCTCTTGCGCTTGTGGGTCAGGTTGACTCATCTGATCCAAAGCACCCATCAGTTCATAACGGTTGCTCAAACTAGAGTTGTTCAAGATGCCCTTCAAGATCAACGGCAGAACTGGTGTATTCGGGCCAAGAGTTTGCAATAGACCAATGAACTGCTGTTGCTCATACTCACGGGCAATGATTCCAAGTGTTGCTGTGGGGACAAACCGCATATCAACCGATGGATAACGCTCAGGATCAAATTGCATGAAGCGAAATGCGGCCTTCTGAATGAACGGAATTAGGAAGTCTTCTTGGAAGTTTACCAGTGTTCTCTTGTATTTCTTGATGATTGTGGCAACAGCCATGCTCATTCCCGCACCATCACGGTTTCCTTGGCTAACCATGCCTTGAGAATCCATCGTGCCAGTGGCTTGGAGAAGCATTCTCTCAAACTCTTTGGCAGTAGATAGATTGTTAAGGCTTGTCTCACCGAACTTGAATGGATACAGAATCTCAGCGGGATTGCCGTTAACCATGAACGCCTTGCCTGGTTTCACCTCAAACTTAGCACCCCGTGGTAGGCGAGTAGCATCCAATCCCATCATAGGAGAGGTAGTTAGGGCTAAAGAGTCCAAATGGCTACGCACTTGAGCATCAATAGCCTTTTGCATGTTGTAAGACTTCTCTACAGTACCACGACCCAGTAGGCGGTTTGGCACAGTGTCATCTTGGTAGGCAAGAACTGGTCTGTCTTTCATCATGTATGGGTTTTCTTCTGCTTTGAGAAGCATCCCATCATTGGCAATCACAACAATTGCCTCTACCATGTCTGAATATTCTTCTGCGTAGCTGTCTTCAGGGAACAATACTGCTACATCATCGTCTTTGTCTGTCAGATATTCACGAGGAACTAGCCCGTAATAGGTCAGAAGTAAGACTTTTTCATCACGATATTGGCTAACTTCTTGAGTTGGCTCTAAATCTGTGTCTTCGTAGCTAGAAGTGATGTCTACCTTACGGTATATACCTTTTTCAATGCCTTCTACGATCTTGTGGATAGAGACATACTTCTCAATAGCCACACCCATACAGTCATCAATAGATGTTCCATTGGGGTCAAACAAGAAGTTCTTAGGATTTACGGGGACAATCTTGACTGCAACCCTACTTTTTTCTACAACACCGATAGCGGCTTGGCCAGTTTGACCAGGAATCGCCTGAGTAGCGGGTTCAAAGATCTTATCTGTCTTAACAACAATCTCACCGATACCAGTACCGTAGATTTCTGCCATCAGTTCA